CGGCCTTGTTATGAACTAGATTTGTTGCCCCCGTCCGGCGGACCCGGACCCATCAGTCGCATGGAGGGATGTCGAGTTCAACTCTCGACGGGGGCAATTCAGCTAGTTCAGCGTGTAACGATCAGACGAACGAGACCACGCGGGTTGTATGCACCAATCCCGAGATTCTCGAACATACTGAATCCGATAGTACGCTCTTCCGGGTTATCCGCCGAGAGAACCGTGAGCTCCGTACGAACCGGGATCCGGCCGAAGTGCTCGGGCTCGCAGCAGATGTAGACAACGCCCTTCGCGACGAGACGCGAAACGATGAACTGGGCATTCCAGCCCGTGCTCATCATGCCGGTCTTCCACAGGGTTGCCTGCGACTCGATGTCGAGGACATCGCGTCCGAACTTGCGGATATCCGCGTAGTCCGTCGCGTTCATGTAAACGCGAGCAACTCGAAGGTCCTGAGCCTCGACCTCTGCGAACGCGTCGGCGAGAACCGCCGGCGAGATCGGAGCGACGACCGGAATATCCGGGTTCGTCTGGCCGGGGAGCTCGTCGAAGCCGTTGACGGCAATCGCGTCCATGATGCTGAAGACGCGGTCGTCTTCGGCAGCCTGAACCTGAGCCTTACCCAGATCCTGCATACGCTTCAGGAGGTCGTACCGACGCTCCTTGATCTGGGTCAGCGGCGCCTTGGGGAGAGCCGCGATCTCGAAGAGCGGGAAGATAACGCGACGCGGCTTGGCCACGGCGGTGATCGACTCGCCTTCCTCACCGATGACGTACGCGACGACATCGGGATCCTTGTCGTAGATGGGCAGCGCGCCGTCAGGAAGCTGCTCGACCAAGAAGGTCTTGCGGCCAACGGACGAATAGTCGCGTCGCTCACGAAGGGGTTGAATCATCGAAGCTGCAAGGCGACGACGACCGGAGCTGGAGCCGATGTACTGATCGACAACCTTCTCCTTGAGGGTGTTATCCACCACGCTAACGCCAAACGGATTCATGGTCTTAGTCCTTTCCCTATTCCTCGCTCAAACGAGCAGTTCGAGGAACATCTCCGAAGAGGTTGCGTCAGGGGGAGCGAGGACCACACCCATCTTGGTTACGTCCGGTTCAATCGCAGCGCCAGCGGAACCGGAACCGGTTGCCGCGGTGGTGATCCACTGCGCCTCGTAAGAATCCTGCCACCGATTGGTGAGAAGACCGTTGACCGAAGCGTAAAGGCGATTGCCCACGCTGTAGGTCAAAGCCGTGCCAACCGAGCCACCGCCGAGGGTCGTCTGCTGCTGCGTCTCGTACAGCTTGTTGCCGCACGCACCGCCGCGAAGGAACGGGCCCTTGCCGGAAGCCACGCCTGGCGTGTTCTCGTACGCGTTGCCAAGCGAGTCGTTGATGAAGAGGCCGAGGGGCCGAGTATTCACAACGAACGCCGAGCTAACGAGCGTCGCACCGCCAACCGTGTTCTCGCCCACGTCGGGACGAACAAATGCCACCGAACCACCGAGAACGCCCTTCTTGACGTTTACGGGGATAGTGGTGCTAACCGCCGACGTCGTCGTAACGACGCTGGGGTTGCTCTGAGTAAGCCCGTCTGCTGACAAGCTCGGAATCGAGTCCTTGACCAGCGAGTACAGGATTCGCAGAGCAGATGTGCTCAGGCGAAAATCACCTGATGCTTGACCGCCGATGGATCCCATGGTTCCGAATTCCCTTTCGTTGATTTGAGATCTGACGTATCCTTTGGTCTGCCTCAAGTCGTAGCTTCAGTCCGATTGCTCGCGAAGCTGTCCAACTATCGGTTTTCCTCTAGAGCGTCATTTCCTCCAAATCCACGTATTGGTGCCTGTCTGCGTCTATCTATGCGTATCTGATAATCAGGCTATTGATCCTTGCGGTATCAAAACTTGATTAGACTTATGGCCTGTCCCAGAGTCCTTCAAGGACATTCTCAACAGAGGCCTTGGCAGGCTTCTGCACGGCGCCGAGCTTCTTTGCGCCCTTGGTAGAAGCCGTGCGACCACCGAACCCACTCTCACGAGCGCGTGCTTCGGCATTGGCGGCGGTGATTTCCCTCTGCGCCTGAACCTCAGGGTCGTCGGCAAAGAGGCTGTCGAGATCGGTTGAAGCAGCGGCAACCACGGGGGCAGCCGTCGTAGCCTCATCCTCACCATCGTCGAACGAAATATCCGATGCCATCATCGGCATTGGAGCCGGAGCGGCCGAGGGGCCGGAGAAGAGAGCCGAAAGATCGTCAGCCGGAGGGGCGGTCGGAGCAGGAGCCGCGGGGGCTGCTGCGCCGGCTGCCGGAGGAGCTGCTGCGCCGGGAGCGCAACCTTCCTCTTGCAGCATCGAGTCGAGCATCGCCATCTCCTCGGGAGAAAGGCCGTGTGCCTGATCCTCCTGAGAAGTTTGCTCCTGCTGCTCTTCCTCTTGCTCCTCTTGACCTTCGACCTTCACTTGGGCCGTCTGGTCCTGCTGTTCCTCTTCCTGGCCCTGAACTTTGACCTGAGAGGTCTTGCCAGCCTGTTCCTCGTCCTCTTGCTCCTGGCCTTGAACTTTGACCTGAGAGGTCTTGCCGCCCTGCTGCTCATCGTCTTGCTGAGCAACATGAGTCGTAGCAGCGGCAATCGTCTTAATCATCGAACGGAGGGTCGGGTCGTCGATCGTCATAATGACAGATCCGAGCTTCTCGACAGTCTCCGGAGTAGCAGCAGCGCCGAGCATACGGGCCGCTAGCTTGGTGCACGCCAGAGCGCGCTTGAACTTCTGCTGCTCCGGGAGTGAATCCGGAGAAACGGTATCAAGACGCTTCAGCATCGCAACGAGCGACTTGTCGGGAAGCGCCATCAGGTCGATAGCAGCGCCTTCAACGAGCTTCTCGTCAGCGGTACGAAGGGTCGCACGGGCAATACGCTCGCACGCCATGGCCTTGCGTTCTGCGGCCATCTTGGCATTATCGTACTTGCCTTTGCCGTTCCACTTGTCCGAGTCTTTGTGCTTGTAGGTGTCGTCACGGAACTCGCCGAGGCCGATCTCGTTACGCTTAACGTGATCACCGTCGTACTCTTCCTTGACCGACATTTTGTCAGCTGGAACGGGAGTCTCCGCCCACGAATCCGGATCGCCGTTCTCGTAGTCAACGGGCGACGGTTGCGGGTGCTCCTGATTCATCGTGTAGATGTCAGCTGTGCGCGAAGTCGCCGCCTGACGCGGGGTCTCGCTTTTTTCGCTCTGCCAGGTGGATCGAGCTCGCATGATGCAAACGCCTCCTACGGGGATACCTTTATGAGAAACTTAAAAGTTGGCGACGGAAGCAATCCGTCCCTTCCACATCAAGAAATTCTCTTCCCCAGTAGTAAGTCCACGTCCCAGCTTGATTTTGCAAGCTGCAAGGAACGAAGTCTCGCTAGGGAAGTTTGCCATGGGACCAATTCGAAGTGCTGTTTTGTAGAGACGCGATGAATAGTTGCGTCCCCTGATGCGATCTTCGATCCATGAAAGGATTATCAAGTCTTTCGGGGTCAATTTAGCTGCTCGGATGGCTTTCCGACCGCCATCGTGAACGATTCGATAATTACGCGAGGCCCACTTGACCAACATTGGTGTGCTACCAAACATGGCCTTCACGCGGCGATCGAAATCATCAGACGAACGCACTATATTGTCGTTCCCACCAGGCAAATAAGGTGGTGCAACACTAACTGCCGCTACGTCTTCTGGCTTCGGCTCAAGTTTATCTCCGAGCTTTTCCACCATTATTTGAAGGAGCTGCTCTTGAACCTTATCGAGCATTTTGTCAATCGAATCAGTCTTCGGACCTTCGGGCTTAGAAGGCTTCGCTTCCGGTTTATCGCCTTGTCCTTGAGACTGACCGCCGCCTTGATCTGAATCACCACCAGTGGCGTCGCCCGAGTCAAACATATCATCAGACTGCTGAGTGCCGCCGGCATCAGCATCGTCTTGTCCACCTTGACCCTGACCACCACCCTGGTCTTTACCAGATTGCCCCTGATCGTCCATCTGAGCTATATGAAAGGATGCAGCCTTCTTGATCCCATTAGGAAGCGGAACGTCAGTACGAATCTCGTAAACTTTCTGAGCTTCTTCGATCCGAGCTGCAATCTGATCGCTTCCGGGATTGAGAATGTTGCGACGAACGGCGCCACGAAACGCTGGGTTACGAACCCAAGAAGCCTCAATGAACTGGTTCGAATTCGGTACCGACACGTGGCCGATAAGCTCTGCGACCGGATGCTCAACGCCCTGCTCGTCCGCAAACTTATTACCTTTGCCGATATAAAGAACGCACGGGCAAAGCTGAGCATCATCTGATGCCACGTTTCCACAACGAGTGCAAACCGTGAACAGCGAAATGCAGCCCATCGACATGGCTTTGATTTCGCCACTCAGAATGTCTGTAACGATCGGCTTATGCTTCCGGTCAGTCGCAACCAAAATGTCGATATAGGCGGACTTACCTAGATCGCGGGCAATCGCGTCGACAATGAAGCCTTTAGAGAGCTCCGGAAGCTGAATGTGCTCTAGATAGTTGTGCGCGCCGATGAATGTTCGGTAAGTCGAGAGCAAGAGCGAACGCTCCCAGGCGTCGCCGTTATTGTTAATTATTTCGTGGCACTCCGGCTTGATGCGAAAATCTGGCCACCGAACGTCGATCTGGACGCCTTGGATCATCCCACGGCCAGTCTTAACATTCTGCGGAGCGTAAGTGTCACATGAGGCCACGATAGTCGCGTGCGAAAGCAGATATTGCTTCGGGTCGCACTTGCGAAGCACCGTCTTGGCGATGCGGTGTACGTGATCCTTGGGAACTGCGCCTTCATTTTGGTTGCGCAGCGTCTCCATCCAGTCATCGAAATCGACTCCTGGTCGCGACATGATGGCATGCGCATATCTCTTAGTCGACATGGATTCTTAACAAGACCAACCATAGAAAGGCTGGCGTCGTAGATCCGGAACTTCCAGGCGTATTTTTGGTATGAGCGATATTATCGTGGACACGCTCCGAAGCGTTCGAGCTTCAAAGATAGAAGTCGTCCTTTCGGAGTCCCAAGTCATGTCAGGGATCCCATTGTCCGGATTGTGGCCAAGAGTCACGATCGAGATTCCGGGGAAATCTCGAACCTTCCCAATGACCGAATATGGATCAACGAGAAAGATTCCTCAAAGAGACGGCACTAAAGCAACCACGATAGAGAAAGAAGTACTCCTACTAATAAATGGAAGTTCCAGTTTTAGCAAGGCCAAACTCCATAAGGCAGGCCGTGAAATGGAGTTCAATAAGACCGTCAAACGTATCCATCTCGCCATCGACCATGCCATAAGGAAAGCTAGGTCAAAAGGGCCGATGGCCGAAAGACACGCCAGAGCTTCGCGCCGACAACGAAAGACTCAATTCTTGGAGAAGTTCAGACAATTCTGCTCAGATCATGCTCGGGGAATTCATTATGCAGATATTAGTCCGCATGAACTCGCACAGATATGGGACGAAATTCGACGAACGAAAGTTGCCAGCGAAGTGATGGACAGCTAG